AGTCAATACCTACAGTCATTGTTAATTCAATAGCAGTATCAACAGTATCCCAATTATATTCACCGAATCCAGCTTCTTTAATAAAGGCACCTTTTAAAATCCATTCAGATACTACATCACCTACAGGACCTAACACATTGATAGTTAAATCTTTTTTATAGAAATCTGAATAACCGTCTCTACCTGTTACTGATTCGTGATGTAATCTTACCCATTCCATTACTGCTTGAGCTCCGGATGGAGTGATTGGATCATAAAGTGACATAGTCAAATCAGACCATTTTGATTTGCCTTTTACTTTACGGTAAGTGTTAATGTGGTTAAGAACTACTTCGCCACTTTCAACCTTCAACTCACCTACTTCTTTGATCATATATGATGGAATACCATCTACGTACATGATGAACCTGTTTTTCTGCTTTGGTTCGAAGGCTGTGAAAAATATTTCGTTTGGATCTAATACTGCCATTTTATCTTGTGTTTATTTTTTTATTTCAGTTATAAATATTTGCCTTTTAATTCTTTACGCTGGGAAAGTAGCTCCTGTTGGTAAAATGTTGAAATCTAGGTAAATAAATTCAGCAGTTTTAGTAGGTTGGATATAAATCGCACCAATTAATTGGTTTCTATCGATTACATCTGCTGTATTATTTGTATCATCCATCACTACCTTGAAGGCATATAATCCTTGACGTTGTTGAACTGATTCTAAGTATGGGTTAACTTGGCTTAAGAATTGATTTCTTGTAGCTGCTGTATTTTGTTCAAATACTAAGTTACTTGATACTTGAGAAATGTATCCTTTTAATTCAATTAACAATCTTCTAACATTTACTCTATCTAAAGCACTTGCTTGAGTTTGTAATGTTTTCTGACCGAATACTACAACTCCTCTTCCTGGGAATGTTGCAATTGGATTAACTTTACCAACGTACAATGTATCTCTATTAGCTTGAGTTAATTTACGTTCTGCTTGATTAACTGAACCTAAACCACCTCTATTGATACCTGCAGGTGCAAACCAAGGCTCTGCTGCTGAATCGTTAGCGGCATATACCCCTGGGATTAATGTAGATGCTGGAACCCATGCTAATTGACGAGTATCAGGATCTGTTACTTGAACCCAAGGCCAGTAACTTGCTGCATATGAACTATCAACTGTAGCTGCTGTTTGTGTTGCTGCTGTTACTGCTGAAGCATAGTTTTCTAAATCTAATACTAAAATAGAATCTCCTCTTTCTTCTACATTTGAAAGTAGTGTGTTTAATGGAGTTCCGTGTGAAGCATTTGAATATATTAAACCTGGAGAAGTAATTACTTTAAACTGGAATTCATCTTTATTTGCTAGTAAGTTAAAGGCTGTATCATAGTTACCTCCTACTAATCCTTGTGAATCACTATTGTTAATGTTACTGTAGTAATTACCAGTTCCTGTTAAGATACTACCATCAGCACTTCCCATTGTACCGCTCTGAGCAGTTGGAATAGAAGCTGTGTAAGCTGTTTTAGCTAAACCGGCGTTATCAAAATAATTTGGAGTTTTTAAGTTTACACTTTTAACTCTTACGTATCTTGAAGCATTTTTAAAGTTTCCTGTAGTTTGTAAGTAAACATCTGCTCCTGAACCTGCTACTGTTTGTTTTTGATCACCTATTACTCTAGCAATGTAGTTAGAAGCTTTAGGATCTAAAGAAACATTAGAGAAAGTTTCAAGTACTGATTTAGATTTAGTATTATCGTTACCTTGTCTAATTACTACTGAGAACACACCTCTTGAAGTATCTGGGTTTACAATTTCCCATCTTAAGTTATCAGATGAACCACTTGGTAAAGTACCATTAGCTCCTTCTGTTGAAGTGCTATTCATGATCTCACCTTCACCTATTGTTTCTAAAGTAAAGGCATTTACATCTCCTGATTGAATATCATCTGCTACTAATGTAATTACCATATCAGTACCAGCACCTCCGGTTGCACCTAAAGATCCTGAAGGAATTGTGATAGTTTCACCAATTGAATATCCTGAACCTGATACGGTTACAATAACAGAATCTAATGTAGTTGCATTTGAGAAGAAGAAATCTGCTTCTGCTGTTACACCTGATACACTACCTGTTAAACCAACACCTGATGCTGTTAGTGGGAAGGAAGCTCCGTCTATATCGTATCCAACTCCTACTGATGTAAATAAAGCATCTGTTGCTAATACTAAACCATTGTTAGCTTCTACTTTAGATGAAGTGGCAGAACTAAAAGAACCAGAGGCAACTCTTGTTACTAATAGAGAAGTACCACCATTTTGGAAATAGTTATGAGCTGAGATTGATGTTAAAAAGCTATACTCATCTGAACCACTTTCAAAAGTGCTTCCAAATGTAGCTAAATATTCAGAATAACTAGTAACTAATGTAGGAATGTTTACCTGACCTTTTACAGTAGGACCTACAATAGCTGCTCCAGCTTGTACGGGTTGTGAGGTTATCTGAGATTGATCATTCTCTCTAGCTAATACCCCTGGGGAAATTAATGTTTCTGCCATTTTGTATTATGTTTTTATAATAAATATGTTAAAGTTCTTTAAAAAATTATTTATCTGGTAAGAACTCGCCAGTTTCTAAAGATACAGTACCTTGACCGTATTTTTCTTCTAGTTCTTGGGCTAAAACTAATTCTTCAGATTTAATGTTTTTAAGTTCTTCCATCCCAGCTTCTTTTTGAATCTTCATTTCTAAAGCTGCAATTTCCATGTTACCTAAACTTTGACTTAGCACTGCAAATCTTTTTCTAAGTTCTGTCACTCTTGACATTTCTTCTTCTGTTAAAACTTTTTTTTCCATGTTTTTGTTTACTG